TCCCGAGTCTAGTGATCCCGAGTCTAGTGATCCCGAGTCTAGTGATCCAGATAGAAGTTCTGAATTTTTTGTGGTGGTTGTAATAATATATGGTTCAAATTTATAGTCATGCCCACCAACTTCAATATACGGACGATATATTGTATTTGTGTTTGATGAGAAAAACTTTACATTACCACATCTTTTTGATACATCATCTTTAAATTTTAAAATAATTCCGTTATTCTCAATAGCCGACATATTCCAAAAAGAAACAAGTTGGGTTATATCAATTTTTACATCCGAAGCAACTGTTTCGAACTTGAATTTAAAATCTAATGTAGATTCTTCATCCAATTCGTTGTCATAGAATTTGTCATACCAAGAACCCCCACCGGCATCATATTCAACGGATGTGGTTGTAGTCCATGTATCTTTATTTTCATTTTTATATAACCAGGATGCTCCTGGATATAATAACTCTGTATCAGAAAATCTACCTTTTCCCGCATCCCACTTTTCAGAAACCGGATATGCTTCAAGTTCTACATTAGACTCTAACTCTACACTCTGTACTATCCTTAAGTTTAATATATATCTGTTTGTTGTTTTAAAGTCTACCAAGATGTCTTCGTTAGAAAATAATAAAAGAGAACGAGCTGCCATAGGACCTTTAGTTGGTGTAAAGTCAGATGCGACTTCTAATATTTCATCAGCACCCGTGTTTAATATATCATAATTACTATATAATGTGCAAGATTGTGTTGGGTATATAAATTTAATCATTATATGATCCTCCCTATTATGTCTTTCTTTGGGAACTTTATTTCAAATATAGAAGGGTCCATTGATGGGTATATTGTTTTTCCCGTTGTAGCTGCCTTTATATCGTATTCGTTTTCAGAATAGTTTCCATCTTCGGTTGTTAAATTTACTATTTCAACGTCAACCACAGACCGAACTCCGGATACCTTTGTTAGTTTGAGTTCTATTTCTCCAATTTCAATTGGTTGCATAATTGAAACTTTATCAGTTGTGTACATATCGGTAAGTTCACTGATGCAGTTAATTAAAACTTCTTTTTTGTTAAAGTTTTCAAATACTGATATTTCAAAGTTTATTCCAAAGTTTATCACAAATGCATTTGTGATATTGATACCATCGGTCAAAATTCTGTATTTACTCAGATAAGTTTTTAAGTTTTTTAATATCAACTCGTTTGGTCTTATTAAGTGGTTGTTTTTGTCATAAGACAATACATAAAGATTGATAGCAAGTGGGTTGTTGAGTTCACCATAAACAATGTTCATTCCAGTTGGTGTTGTTTTTGCTTCGTCCGTGAAAGCTTCTTTAAAGATGTTAGTTTGTGAACGAGTATCAAGAATTCCGTCTTTGGATACATATGCTTTTGCTATACTCCCAAACTTGGGTGGCATGGACAATGTTCTTATTACATAATCATCACGTGTAACCGCACGATGTTGTGATGAGAATGAAGCAAGTCCATTTTGTCTTATTTCTTCATCAGTTTCAGCAGATTTTCCTCCCGTAGCAGGAAGTGGGTTGTTTACTTGTATGCTTGATTTAACCGTGTCGATTGATGCTTGCTCTGATTGATCTATATATTCGGTTGTTTCTTGAAATTTTATACTTTGAATAGTATTAAGTGTGTTTGCGGAAACGTTTGATGAAACTCCCCCACCTACATAATACTTTACAAGAAGTGTGGTGTTGGAAGGAGAACTTCCATAACTATTTGATTTTAAAAAGTTACTTGGGTCAATACCAGTTTCTAAGCTTTTAGCAGAGTTCATGGTTTTTCCTAAGTTGTTGAGATTCGGTATAATGATTTCATCATCAAATTTATCACTTCCAGCACCGAATTCTAATGTGGTGGTGTTATCAGGATTTACTATAGTAGTGAATCTTCTGGATGACTTTATGAACTTCAATATATATGGAACAGAATCAGCATATTTTGAATATACTGGATTGTTCTGGTAATCGTTCGGTTCTTCTATCGGTATTGTATCCTGAGCAAGATACGGAACTTCGTAATACAGATTTCCGGCAGAATCTTCTACTGAAAGTATTTCAATTACGTTTTGATCCGCAAGTGTAATTTCAAAAAATTCAGTTGGTTCACCAACTCTAACTGTTTTTGATTTTAAAGTTCCGGCACTCGCTAGGCATCTTTTTTTAAGAATGTAGAATGTAGGTTGGCCGATTGAATCACGTTCGTATACACTAACCTCTCTTGGAGACTCTTTTTTGTCTTCATTAAAATTTATCTGCGAAAGTGTTCTAAAGGGTGGTGAGTTTCCGTCAGAAGATGCAACTTCCATACCCTCTTGGATATTAAGTGCATATTTTAGGTCTGGTTCCATTTTTCCGTTTAACCCCACCTTTGAGGGAACGAGTTGAAAAACTTCCAACTCAGTTGTAGCAGATACAGATGTTCTTATTTTATACCCAAGGTAATTTGCTAAACTTATTATATTCTTTCTTTCTGATGAGTATTGCAGAAACCCCTCTTTGAACTGATGATCTATGTAATAAGACAACACATCACCTACATAACTAGCAAGTTCTATAAACATCATTCCCGTGGAGTTCTCACTAAAGTCACGATATGTAGATGAAAAATAAGATTTTGAATATTCAATCAGATTTTTTCTAAACGAATTAAAATCTTTACCCGTATAATTAATGTCTTTTTTACTTGCAGATGCCTGTTGATATGTGTCGTTAGCCATTTTATGAAACCTCTATTTCTAATTTTTCGTATGAATCAGGAATTGAACTTAACGAAAATGTAATTTGTATTGTTGCTGAATTGGGTGCGGTTGATATGTCTCTTGTTATATCAACCTCAAGTATAATCACCTCTGGCATCCACTTTTCTGTGGCATCCCTCACCGCCTCTTTAAGTAGTTCATCATAATCTTCTTCTGCCGGATTAAACAACAAACTTCTTAAATCACTTCCATATGTTGGCATCATGGGTCGTTCTCCCTTTGCCGTCATTAAAAGCATTTTTAAGTTAGTGTGTGCACGTTCTATGTCAGAATATGTTTGGTCAAAAAAACCTGCTTTACCACGTGAATATGGTATTTTGATACCAAGTGGAATGTCTTTATTCATTTAAGTTTTCCTCGTTTCTGATCTACAAGTTTTACTACATCGGAATAATTTCTAGTGAGTGCGTTTGATACATGATCAGGTAACGCATCTATATCGACGTCATTTCCACTTAAGTCGGTCATGCTCTGCGTGTTTCCTACACGAGGTCCTTCTGTCGGAATTCCCCCTACAGTTTCATTCAGTACTTTGTTTAGTGCCTCGTTGTTGCTATACCTCTTCGTGGGTGATTTTTTAGATGGAGCAGTTTCAAGTATTTGTTTTGTAATCTCAACTGGATCATCTACTATACTTGGTATAGTTTCTGTCTTTATCAGTTCAGATAGCATTTTTGGTAAAGACTCATTTAATTCAGCCTTAACTGCACCTCTTATTAGTTTTATTAATTCATTTTTTTTCATTGTATAACCTTTCTATCCAGATATAAATATTCGCTCACTCAATAATGTTGGAGCTCTTGCCCTTAAAGCTGCAAGAGAACCTTGTTGAACGGGTACCGATGTTGTTACATACGGGTCGTTATGTGTATGTGACGCCAACCAATCACACAAATCTTGCAACCACCACACAGTGCAATCTCCTTTTAAGGATGGGTGGTTTCGTGTTGTATACACACCCAAATGAATTGTAGGTGATTCTATTGACGTGTGCATATCAGTTTTTAAAACAATTCTTTGTTTTGCATTCATTGTAATTTCATCATCAGTTGAAACAAAGAATTTTCTTTTTGAAAAAATTCCACACTCTTGTGTTTTGGCTGATATAAGTATTCGTTCTGAGTTTATTACTATTTGGTTGCCGTTTAAAGTTGGAAGTTGTGCTCCAAAAATTATGCCTTCGGTTTGTTCTGACTATACCAAGTTTTCTGTTTTTTCAATCTCCTTTGCAAATGTTTTGTCGTATACTTTTTCAGCATCTGCTAGTGTTTTTTTCACTTCTTCGGTGTTCTTTAAGTTTTTTAAATCATTCGGATGTAGTAGCCCAACTGCGTTCATATCTGCATCTTCAAGAACGGTGTCCTTTAGTTCTTCACGTTTAATTGTTTCTCCTGTGTGGAATGACTTTACTTCATCTGCATCCTGTTCTGCTGGAGGTCCTCCCACCGGTTTCTTTTGTTTTGTTGTAGATTTTGTTTTTTTGTATGATTCATCTCCGGTCTTTTCGTATGTATCTTCTTTTATATCCCCATTTTCATCTGTGTATGTGTCATAAACCACACTCTT